CCCTGGGAAATCTGGGGCGGCGTGCCGGCACGTAAGATCGGGCAGCGAACCAAGGGGGACGTGGGCCTATGGCCAGCGGAGTAGAGTGGGAGGTGGACGCCCAGGCGCAAATCAGCGAGGCGCTGGACGCTTGGCGGCCGTTCGTGGCATTGTTGATCGCCCTGAACAGCATGCTCAAGGCGGCGAAACTGCCTCTGCTGCTGCGCTGGGCAATTGTGGTACAATATGCCAGAGCCTATATGACAAAAGTCGGTGCCGATCGTGAGTGAGATTCTTTTACCGGGCCAGGCTCCATTTCGGAGCGCACAAGGTGCCAGATTGCAGCCCAAGCTCGTCACCTTCGAGGAGCTGCGGGTCAAGCTGCTGCCCTACTGCCTGGGCTGGGCCTGGGCCGAAGATGCCATTCGGGATCTATGGCTCAAAGGGGCGCCGGTGCCGACTGCACCGCATACGCCTGAAACCCGGGTGCTGCTGCCCGGCCAATTTCGCGCCTGGTGGGGCGAGATTCAGCAGCGGATGGGTCTACCTGTCGGCGCATCCGACCTGTACAACCAACTGACAGGGTCATACCGCACACAGAGCGGGTTTACCGGAGGCAAGCGTGACTAAGAACCAGACCACCAACCCGACGCCGGGGGAAACGGGCGCTGCGGTGGTCGTCGATGACGTGGCAGAGCCGAACGTGCCTGCTCAGACCATACCGGCCCAGGAACCTGTGCCGGCCGCCGAAAAACCGCAACCTGAACGGGCGCCTGCGCCGGTCAAGCCGGAGCCTAGCGAGCGCACCTTCACCCAGGCCGACGTCGACCAGATGATCAAGGAGCGCCTGCAGCGCGAGCGCGGCAAGTTTGCCGATTACGAGACGCTGCGGACTGCCGCCGGCGAGCTGGAGGCCGTCAAGGCCGAGCTGGCCAAGCTGAAGGGCCAGGCCGAATCCGCATCGGGCGAGGCCGCCCGGCTGCGCGTCGAGACGGCGATCGTGTCGGCGGCGGCCAAGCTGGGCTTCACCGATCCTCTGGATGCGGTGCGCCTGGTGGACATCAGCAAGTTGCCGGCCGACGACGCGGCCGGGGGGCTGGATGCGGCGCTGCGGTCATTGGCCGAAACGAAACCCTACCTGGTGCGGCGCAATGCGCCGGCCCTGTCCCCGGCGAATCCGAGCCGGGAAACTGCGCAACCCATCGGACGGAGCGACGCGGAGCGGCGGGCCGAGTATTTCGGCGGCGGCGCTTCGGGCTTCTGGGATGGGCGGGGCAGCTCAATAAGCACCAAGACCGAGGAGTAGCCTCATGGCTGTTACTACCACCTCAGCGTTAAACTCGCTGTTCAATCAGATCTACGAAGACGCGATCTTCGTGGCCCGGGAAACGAATCTCATGACCAACCTGGTCAAGACGTATTCGGCCCGGGGCTGGATGTCGCGCTACTTCAAGACCCGCCCCCAGATCACGGCGCAATCCGTGGCCGAGAACGTGGACTACGCTAACCCGACCACGTTCGGGGTGACCGAGATCGGTTCGCTCACGCCCGGCGAGGTGATGGCCCAGGTGGTCATTACCGACCGGGACATCGAGACCGATCCCGACGACGCACGCAGCCAGGCGGCCCGTGAAATGGGCGGGGCTGTGGCCACCAAGATCGACACCGATTTGGTTGGCGTTTTCGCATCCTTCGCAACTGACAAGGGACCGGGCGCCGGCGCGGCAGCCACGATCGCTAAGTTCGCCACGGCCATCGCAGTGCTGCGCAACAACCTCACGCCCAACCCCATTTCCATCGTGGTACACCCTTACGCCTGGCACGACGTCTGGGTCGAGCTGGGCCAGCCGGCCTCGCAGAAGGTGCTCCTGGGCGACGTGGCTAACCAGGCGCTCAACGACTACTTTGTCGGCGAGTGGCTGCTGTCCCGCTGGTACGTTTCGGCCAACATCGCCGAGGACGCGAATGATGACGTGGTCAACGGCGTGTTCAACGCCCAGGCGATCGCCTTCGACTCGCGCAAGACGCCCGGCGTGGAATGGGAACGCGACGCCTCCCTGCGCGCCTGGGAAGGCAACATCGTCGCCGGCTATGCCTACGGCCTCGGCCCGCGGCCGACCTGGGGCGTCAAGTACACCTGCGACGCCACTGAGCCGGCGTAAGGAGCATGACCATGTTCGGTTCTAAGACCATTCAC